ATCCTTTTCTAAATTCATTTGCCAACAAACATACAATGTATATACATTCAAGAAGTTTCTGGTGAGCTTGGATGCACCGAATAATACTACATGGCCTAACACCACCTACGGCGTGAGCGGGGGATTTGTAGGTTTTATATGGGTTAGGTAATTTGACTATGGAATCGTCCTCATAAAACAATCTCAGTAATATATAAACAATGAACTCCCCCACGAACTACATGAACTCCAAGAAGCGCGTCATCTTCAGGACGGTCAAGGGCACCTTCTACGCCACGACGAACGGTAAAAAGACTATGAACCCCAAGGCGGTCTACATGAAAAACACTGGTAAGAAGGTGGCCAACCTCCCCAGTGTCCCCTCGCCCATTCGCCCCGCGCGCGTCGCCAAGAAGCCCCCGACCAAGGGTTCTAAGATGATGGCGAGCATCAGGAAGAACGTCACCAAGATGTACAAGACGACCAACGGCATGTCGAGGCCTACGATGGTCGCGCGCTCTTCCCCTCCCAAGAAAAACAAACCCAACCTGTCCAACGCGGTGGCTCGGATGAAAGCCAGCGCGGCGAAGTTGAAGGTGAACAGGGTCTCCACAAAATATATTTAAAACTCCTCCCACCCCAAAACACTATTCTCACTACAATCGCACCAGGGGTACAGGGCACCCCGGGACCCCGCGAAGTGGATGGCCGTCATACCCCCGTAGGCGCACGAGAGGCAGTTGAGTTCACTGTCATCTATGATGGTATCGAGGTCTAGACCGCGGCACACGTCCACCTTGGCCACCTCATGTTCAGTGAAACTGTTGGTGAGGACCAGGTCGTCGAACACCCCCGGGAAGTGGAGGGCCAGCCAGTCTTCAGTCTTTTCGCGGACAGGTTGTTGCCTTCCCGTGACGGCGTACACTTTGGTCGCACTGTTCCTGATGCGCGCCACAGCTTCTTGGGCCCCCTCGGTGGGCTCGATCATCTCAAAAGCCCGAGACTCGTAGAAATCACGAACCATCTTCTGTGATTCAAACTCTGAAATTTTAAACATATCCCTATAGACATAGGCATAGCCCCTCCGCCGGGGCATCTTCAGACCCTTCCACTGGGCCATTGGTTCCACGAAGGCCATGAGGACTTCATCAATGTCTATGGCGATTCTGTTCATGTTAATATATATTCTTATCATTCATAATCTCTAATTGCTATTCCTATTGGAAACCGTGGGACACCCGCCACTGTCATATTTTGATATCTAACGGTGAGTTTCTTGCCCACGAGTGCCTCTCTACGCTCGAATGCACCCCTTCTCTTCTCTACGGTTCCCTCGGGGCGGACAGAAAACCTGTCACCAGCGGTCGTCACGCATTCCCATACGGGGGTACCCACATCCCTCCCAGCCCCCTCGTGGACCCCAACAATTTTAAATTCTTCCGTCTCGAAGGTTTTAAACTTGAGAAGATTATTAGACCTTTTACCAGGTTCGTAGGCCCCGTGGGCGTTACGAATCATGATACCCTCGTACCCCTGATTGACAAAAGTGTTGTGTACAGTCATAACATCCTCCTTACTGGACACCTTCTCGGTCTTCACCGTCACCCACTGCATCCTCTCTTCGAAAGACAAGTGAGGTCGGTTGACGTCATAATAATCAAACACGTGGAACTCGAGGGTCCCTGGACAGGTTTTAAAGGCACTCGTGGTTTCCTCAAAGGACAGGCCGTGTAGGTAGCACTCCCCATCGAAGTACTCCCCATCTTTGAGATCCTTCCCCCAGTCTTCAGTCCCCTTGACGACTTTACCAGTCCTCGAGATACCACCTTTATTGGACACGAGAATACGAACACCGTCGAGTTTGGGTTGAACGTAGAATGGTTCTTGAATATATCGCTTCCGGTCCTCCCACTTGTGTGCGAGCATCGGTAGAACCCCAGACTCTTGTTTATTTTTCCATATGGTCATGGCTCGTTTACTGGCGCTGTTGAAGCCTAGTGGTACGTGTATGGTACTCGTAATTTTTTTACCATCTACGAGCCCTGTCGTTTTTACGATATTTGCAGTCCCGTCTCTGAGTCGGTCGACTCGAATGTTAAATATGCGTTCGCGGCCGTGCGCGTCTGTTTTAATAATAGTATCCATTATAGTAAATGGTGCAAGTTGTCAATTACGAAAGGATGGCCCGACTTAGGACTGAACCATACACAGCCATTCCTTTTAACCTCAATACTTTTAGTGTTGTTATCATATTTTTAACCGCCCTCGGCCTCTACAAGCGTCACATTAACATTAAGCAATCCCGTGAACAATCCCGTACTTGATGCACTCGTCTGCATCGAGGTAGATATCCTTCTGCATGAATTCTTTGAGTTTGTCTTTGGGTATGGAGGTCTCAGCCCTGTACACGCGCTTGAGCATTTTCATAATTTTCTTACATGTTTTCATTTCATCCCTGAGTTCTTGAAACTTCCCAAAAAACCCAGTACTTATTTGGTGAATGAGAACGTGGGCGTTTCTTCCCATGCGCCTATCCTTCCCACCCAGGAGCAAGAAGGTTCCGGCGCTGCAACAGGATCCCTCAGCTATCGTGGTGATATGAACTCTCGAATCTTTCATGATATTCATAGCACTCATACCAGCGAACACATCACCACCGTCACTTTGGATATGCACACGGATACTTGGGGTGTAACCGGGGAGGTCGATAGCTTTTTTGAGAAGGTCAACCTCGAGTTTCTTCAGATTGTCGATGAAATCAAGAATATTTTTACGATTGATATCACTGTAATAATAAATATCACATCCGATCGTGCGAATCATGCACGTATCCTCTTCAACGTCTTCGTCAGAACTCATTTTATTAGACTACGCATCTTCTTTTTAACACGCATGACTTCGTTAGGTTTCATCTTGTTTCCGAGAGCCAAATGATTCATGACATCAAAGTCACTCGGGGCGAGTTTATAGTCCGTGAGGGGTTCGAGATTCCCAGAGGCGGCATACTGTCTTATGACTGATAGTTCATCTATACTCAATTGGGTACTATGATTACACTGAATATTTTTCAGTTTTTGTTGTCGCATTTTATAATTCCCGTATTTTGTCCACGAACTTCCAGCTTTTAGACTATCGGGTTGTAATTCAGAACCCATGTAATACTTTGGTGTGGCTATACCAGAACATATATAGTACGGCATATACCCCCACTCCCCCTTGTACATCAAGGTATCGTAGGTGTCTGCGATAGACAAGGATTCCATGATGTTCGGGGCGTCGCACCCTTTCGTGGAAAGATAATTCCCGTGAATGACATCGCATATGTGACCATGAACATATATAGTACGGCATATACCCCCACTCTCCCTTGTACATCAAGGTATCGTAGGTGTCTGCGATAGACAAGGATTCCATGATGTTCGGGGCGTCGCACCCTTTCGTGGAAAGATAATTCCCGTGAATGACATCGCATATGTGACCATGTTCGTGAATCGTCTGTGAAAAGTCGAAAGGTCCGGGTGTACATAAAATATCCGCGACGATTTCTTTTGATGATTTAAAAACATCTTTGGTATCCGAGTATGCAAGGTAATCGAAAAAGTTCTGGATATTTCCTTGGCACTTCAGGGCTGCTTGGTGTGCCCCAGGGTTCTCGGGTGTGAGGGAGGCTATAGCGTCTGGGGTTCTTCGGGGTACCACGATGAGTTCAAAGTTTGGGAGCATGTGAACATCTGTGGACGTCACGACGAGCGAACCTCGACCTCCATCGGAAATCTTATCGACCAATTGTTTAAACGCATGTATAGAGTTTTCATACCCATCGATGAGCATGTATGCTCGGGTCTCTGTGAAGAGTATATTCTTTTTTGAAAACATTTCCAAGTGTAACTCAATACTATTAGAATTATTCAACACATTGTCGACTATAAAAGTTTTCCCAGACCCAGAGGGTCCACATATAAAAACATTTTTACCTTCGTCGATATATTCACGCAATCGACGAGTCTCAGGTTCGTGGAGCGTCGCGCGAGTATCTTTTTTTTGTGGGGTACTTTTAACGAAAGCGTCCATGGATGATGATCTCACTGAACAAGCTTTAGAATATTTTTTGGAAAATAATACACTACAAAAAAAAGTTTTAGAACCAATCAAAAGGAAGGTGTTTCCCTACATAGTAGGTGTCGCATTCTTTAATGTTGTGATGTTTATCATGGTCGGTTACTTGATATATCTTTTACGATTACCTGCTCCAGTTCCTTAACACGTTCAGGAACCGTGTGGACCTCCAGGGGCTCGCGGGTCTCACGGGTCTCGGGGTCCCCAGAGTTTCTACGTATAGCCAATAAATCTTTTTTCAATTCATCTTTCATGTATTCATCCTTGATGAAAGTTTCTATGGGGTGTATGTGCATGATTTCAGGTTTGAATAACACTGAATCATCGGGGAATTCTTTATCAAATGCAATGATAATACTGTATGGGATCGAAGGGGATTGTTCGATGAGGCGGTCGTATTCAGCGCGGCAATATTCAACCATCTCCGTCCCGTGTTGAGAGCGTTCCTCGAGAGGCAGGGAGAGTTCGAGGCGTATCGTGCGAGACAATTTACCATACTGAATAGATGCCGCCCTATGACCTTCCATGAGCTCATTGATTTTTAAAAACTGCATCACGGTCGTCATGATGGCGGTGATGATGTTCATACTTCCTATCGCCAGAGGTACCAGGGGCCTAATACTCAAGGGAAATGTAGATTGTGCAAAGTTCGCCGTACCTGTGACTGTACTTATGACGATGATGGGAAGCGTATAACGCATACTCGATTTTTTGTACATGAGAAACGCTTGGTTATTCATGTACCGGTAGCACGCCGCAGCCTCGCCCCATGTTTTAAGAATCTTTTCCTGTTGTGGGTGCCAGAGTTTCTTTTCTTTTTCTTTCTCCATAGTAGTAGTAGTAGTAATGAATATAATATTTTTCATTCATGTATTATTATTTGTCGGAGCGTTGGTTATCCCCTTCGTGAATAATAAGGACCTGTTAGAGTTTTACTCATTGGTCATCCCATTTTTAATGTTTCACTGGGTGATGAACGATGATACGTGCGCCCTGACACAAATGGAAATGTACATGACAGGAAAAGAAAAAGAGCAAACATTTTTCGGACGGTTAGTGGGTCCAGTATACAGTATGAGTGATAGTGATGCTGATAAATGCGTAAAGGGTATATTGTTTACGTTATGGTTGGTTGTACAATTTAGATTAAATCGTGTCCCTGGGATAAATAAAATACGTGAGTTATATAAATGAAGCAGAAGACTAGGACAACACTGGCTATCACTGCGATTATTGTACTCGTATGTATCGTTGGGTACCTAATGACGAACCCCATCAAGAAGTTCGTGGAAGTTCCCAAAGAGATCCAAGTTCCTTACCCCGTGGAAGTGTTTGTTCAGAGGGAGCCAGAGTTTCGCAAGCCTCCAATAAAAGAGTACAAACCTGGGCACGTGCAACAGATGGGTGTTTTGTTGGGTGAAGATGGTGACACCCTCCCTTTATACGGAAAAGAGGTGCGTGGTCGGAGGGACCGGTATCATTATTATACATCCACACCTGGGGAACAAATATACTCCATCCCCGTGACACACGACAACAGGGACTGTATGGACGATTTAGGGTGCCAGGAGTTATACGGTCAGGAATCAATCAGTGTCTTAGGTAAGACTGTTCCTTACCAAGCAAAAATGTACAGGACTGATAATTTTTTTTAATATTTGTATATATAAATGATTAATAAAGCACTCCGCGTTGAAGCGAGGAGTAAAGGTATCCGGCTAACCGTTGACAGAAACGGTAAACGTGTGCAGAAACGTGAACCAGTTTTACGAAAGGAGATTCGGGACCACGAGAATGGTATCATTCGCACACGTGCGCGGCAGACGAAAGACATGTTATACATGTGCAAATCGGTACTATCCATTTTGAACAAGAACAAGAACAAGAACAAGGTAAACTCTCCTCCCCGTGTCTCCACACCTATCACAGCTCCTCCCCGTGTCTCCACACCTATCGCCCTCCTCCGCCGCCGCCGCCCATTATGAAGAAGGCAGTTCCACTAAAACTAAAGGGGGTCGCGGCACCTCCCCCTCCACCCCCGCCGAAACAGTTGTCGGTTGTGAACGAACTCAAAATGGCGTTGAAAAAAAAGAATCTTAAGCAAAAGTCAAACCAATACGCGATGTCAACAACCGCTTAGATTCGGCCATTGACGGTTTACTCCATAGCAACCATCTCGACCAGAACCCAGCGGTCCTGATACCCTTCTTGGACCACGTTTCCCCCATCCGTCCATGGCGCGCGAGGTACCTCTTCATGCGTGCAGGATCCTTATGAATAGTGTAATCAGAGTACCCTCTCCCCCCGAAATCTACAAACTTCCCATCTGGGAATGTGACTCTAAACTTTTTAGTGGGCTTAGGACTCTTACGGAGAATGACTTTCATTTTATAATATATGTCAGTAATATATTTTCCACCAATCATCATA